GCACATGTTAGTCTAAGTATACTCATATTACTCGATGAATGCCTAAATATCCTACATCTTTTTGCGCGGCGGCTTTATGCTACTTAGTGCTAGGCGGCATTGCTGGTGCTGGCGGTAAAGCAGGCGGCAGTGCAGGTGGCTGAGGCAAAGGCGCAGTTATTCCACCCGCCTGTTTCTTAAGTTTCTTGGTGACTTCAAATCCACGCTGCTTTCTGATAAACTTCATAATCGCCTGACTTTCATCGAGCGCCCCCGTTGCACCTTTAGCTGCGTAATATCCGTGAAGAAGTTCCTCAATACGTAGGAGTGTGAGCGGCTGTGAATGTTTTTCTTCATTCACAACCAGTCGTCCACCAGCAATCTGAATAACAGCTTTCTCCATAGAATTTCCCTTCAAAAAGTCTATCACTTTAATCTCAAAGTCCTCTCGCAAATGCCGAGCGTTCTGTGCTTGACGATTAAGTCCAAGTGCTAGATTATCATAATGTACCCAATTTCTAACCCAAACAGCAAGTTCGCTTGTATTCATTTCTACTCTTGTACTGGAAGGATGCTATTAATAGAAACCGCACTTATGCCGGGCACTGACTGTCGCATTTGTAAGAATACAATGGCAAAAGTTAACATAGCTACAACTAAAAGTAGAGTAAAAAGAACACAAATAAGCAAAATGTACGGATATACACGATTCATTACATGATTGAGTACAGGATCTACAATAAATTGTTGAATACGTTTTTGATTATGTGTGTCATTTAACATTATAATTGATTTTTCTATGACACCTTCCCACATAGTTGGTTTTTTAGTTTTTTTAACTGTGAGTCCCGGTTTATTTTCCATTACGTATCCTTCTTAAAGGAAATGAAATAATTCTAAGTAGAATACGATGGAAAACACTATTCCTGTCTTAAGAAATCTCGAAATCACGAATCCGGTATGGAATTCTAAAGATTCATCTTATATGTTTCAGATATCTGGTGCATCTTTAATCTTAACTATACAGAGTCTTGGTTCAACTGCTGCCGAGAATGTTCCTCGTCCACTTCCGGCACAGCTCGAGTCTTTTCTAGAGCAATTTATTGAGAAAACATCTAAACATTTTGCGACACCTCTGCGTACATCAGCCATACTTCCCCGACTCACACACAAGTGGAATGTGCCTCAAGACCTGGCAGCAGATGAACACTATATGCTTCATTGGTCTATTAAAGCTATGATTGTAAAATCCAAAGAGTTCTGCTTAGTATGGTCATGTGTTGCGCAACCTAGTCCCCCTCTAATTCCTTCTGATTTCCTGAATCTGTCGGCGCCTTCTCGCAGTAGTTCTCCGGCACGTGATCTCCGAACAATTCAGATTCAGCCTTCAGTAACTATGGATGAACATGAAGTTCCAATGACACTTGATAGTCGACTTATGACACTTGAATATGAGAATACACCCGTTTCAGCGGAGAAGAAGAGGGTTAGAGAAGCAAGACTTCGGGCAGCACTTGCGAACCTCCGGGCAGATCGCCTTGCTGAGAAATATTATCAAAAATACGGCACGCCTGCAGGAGATGGTTCTTCTGACTTATCTTCTGAATCCGAGGATGAAGATTAAAGTGAAAAATAGGCTATATTAAAAAAAATATGGTCTTTCACTAATACAGGAACAACGATGGCTTCTGTTGCAGTAGATATTCGTACACTAGTTTTGGCACTTGTAGTGCTTGCTGTATTTGTTGGTGCTGCTTATTTGTTAAATCCTTCATATGTTGGTCGTCTGCTGGGCATGAGGGATATGAGAGATTCATTTGTGGATAACGCGAACGGCGTATTGTCATCAAACGCTAATCACAAGGCGAATGCCACGAATGATGCGTCAGGCGAGGCACAGAAGGCGGCGAACCTCAACAATCCGAATGCGGCTTTAGCGCCCCCGAATGCTGGTTCTGAGGGCTATGCTGACTTGTCTGACATGGAGGGACCGGCGAAGTTCGGTAATGCGGATGCGCCTGCTGGCTGCTACCCGCGTGACCAGCTCACACCTGGCGAGCTCTTACCGAAGGACCCGAACTCAGTTTGGGCGCAGCAGAACCCGATGGGTACTGGCTCCCTCAAAGGTAAGAACTTCTTGAGTGCGGGTGCACTCATCGGCGTCAACACGGTTGGACAGAGCTTGCGTAACGCAAACTACCAGATGCGCTCAGAGCCGCCGAATCCCCAGGTTGCTGTCAGCGTGTTCAACCAGAGCACGATCGAGCCTGACGTCAACCGCCGCAGCTTAGAGATCGCGTAATTCTTTTGTCATCCGTATTAAATCTGATATTTTAAGTGATATATCTATATCTTTAGAAATACAATTACCGAGCACATGATACACAGAGAATGTTGAATGACTGATTGTATGTGAAGAACATACGTCGCGTGTTGAGAAGAAGGAATATTTTACCTTGTTCTGACCACTTGAGATAATAGTATTAATTGAATTCATTTCCATTGTGTTTTTGTCGATGATTTCATTGCGCACGGCTTTCCAAAATTCAAGTACAACTTCTTTGGGACGAATCATCATACACCCTGGATTTACGACTGTATTTGTAAGATATTCTCTTTGAAATATAATATCAACTTCATCAAATTTTGTACAAAAAGGTAAGGTGCGTGACGCATACTGTGTTACAAGTATATCACAGTCTGTAAACATAAATGGCGCAGTATTTTGAAGAGAAAGTCTTTCTTCAATGATCTCAATAATCTTATCAATCTTTACAGTGATGCGGCTGAAGAAATGTTCACCGTCGTGCTTGTAAAGATGTTCATCAAACACGGATTGATCTACAAACAGAGGATGGGGATTAAAAAAGTTTTTATCAATTTTTTCACAAAGTGTAGTGTGAAAAAATTCATAACGGGGAGAATGGACATAATACCAGTCTAATTTTGACATTGTTTATTATACCTTGTATTGTTTTAAAGTCCTCTAAATTTTAGGGGATTTTACTGTATTAACTACACGAAGATTTAGAGTTTTTGCGTGTACTGTATCCAAATATCGCTTATTATATATATATCTTGCTACAGCCCAAACAAATGCTACTAGACCGGCGCTTACTCCTACAGCAATACCAATGACGGTATTTTGAGGCAGGGCTGCTGCTTCTGTATGATGATGGGGCACTGTTGCATTGGCAGTTCCATTTACAGAGGCATTTACTGTTAATGTTGGCGTGGCTGTTAATGTTGATGTAGTGGAATTAGAAATCTGCCTTGAAGAAACAGTCGCAGTCGCAGTGGCACTGGCACTGGCACTGGCACTTGGTGAATTTGATGGTAGCATTGAATAAGATACAAATGCCGTGTAAGAAGGCTGCGCCGAATAAGATGGCTGCGCCGAATAAGATGGCTGCGCCGAATAAGAAGGCGCAGAACTAAATGATGCTACAGCGCTACTACTAGCACTGGCACTCGGACTCGGACTCGCCGTTTCAGATACAACTTGCGCATTGGCAACATAAACTAATAGACACACAAGAGAAAACCTCATAATCACCTACCATGATATACTATGTGCCCATGATCAATTTTTATTCCGATTAGACTTCAATATATGCTTCATACCTTTTTCAAAAAAAAATAAATTAGACATTCTCATCTTCTACTAGAGAAAAGAATGTTTCCAAGTTTACAAAATGCTGTTCAGAGTTTACAGAGTAAACTAGGTATCGGCAGTTCATACCCAGTTGTATCCATTCAAAGCAGCGTAGATGGACAAACATATAGAGTACGCGACATGTCAGATAAACAAGCAGCGGCAGATTTACTTGCCCGGGTTCGTATCAAGATGAAGAAATTATGTACACATCTTGAAACATCCTATCCTGATAAAACCCAAGTAATACAGCTTATGCGAAATTTTAAACCCGACGCCGAGAGACTATTAGAATCAACACCTGATGAAGAACATACAAGTTTCAGTGTAAACAAGGGACAATCTGTACATTTATGCTTACGGCAAAGATCAGGCGGCAATGAAAACCTCGTTGAAGAAAATGTCATGATGTTCGTTGCTCTTCATGAAATGGCGCACATGATTACAAAATCAATAGGACATGAACCCGAATTCTGGAACAACTTTGGCTGGATATTGAAAGAAGCTGAAAAGATAAATGTCTATCACTACCAAGATTTCAAAGGTCATCCTGTTGCTTACTGTGGTGTACAAATCACAGATCAGCCGCGATATGATCCTCAGAAAGATGGAGCGGATCATTCAGTAGGAAAAATGTTTTCATTTCAGTAGTAGATGGGAGAAGAGACTCCAAGCCAAACCCCTCTTGAAAAAACACTGAGCATATTCCTGGACGAATCTCCTCGGTATTTGAAAACTCTACGTGAACCCTTCGAAGAAAAATCTTTACAAATCATTCTGTTTTCGTCACCGACAGATCCTGGGCAGAAGATCATGTTAAATGACTTCTATCCTTTTCAAACAGTTCAGGAAATAAAGACGAAAATATTTACAAAAATGAATCAGCCTCAGTTTCACCCCTATCATCAATGTCTACTTATTCCGCTCGACGACGAAACACAACTAAATACAGACTATATTCCAATTGATTTTCTCTGGACAGTATCAAGTCAAAAACTAATTCTTACAAATCCGTTTCGTCGTATCGGACAAGGAATCGATCAACGCTTCGTCTCTTCATCAGGACAGAGAAAGGTTGTTGGTTTCGCTGATCATTCGCGCATGACAATTGAGGATGTAATCCTCAAGACACGCGAGAAGCCGATCTTAACATTCCATCTTTTTCTTTACAAAGATATTGAGCGACTGATTACGACGCCGAGACCGCTCTCAGAAATGGACTGGTATGGATACATCAATCCTTTTTTCCCCACTCTCTCCCCAGATTTGAGAGGAGAGATTGCGACAGACCAGAAGGCAGAAATTGAAGCATATAAGTCTTACAGTGAAAAAACCGAAATTCTCATGGAACTCTATGAAATTCTCTTAACGGAAAAAGACAAACTTATTCAACTCAAAATGGCTGGAATTCGTTACATGCGTCTTGTATGGACTGAGCCACCTGAAGAAGATCGTCGTTCCCTAGAAAACTTGTTCTATGAGATTCCCGCCACAAATGTCCGTCCTTTTCTCCGTTTTCTTCCCACAGAAGGAACACCCGTGACAAAAATAAAAATAAATGGCTCCATCAAAACACCTGATATTTCTGACCCTAAACTCCTCTTTCAGTGGGCTGAAGAGAGAAATCCTACACCTGATAATGATTTTCTCTTGGTAAAGTCTATGATCCGCAGCACACAGGGATCGACGCCTGCATTCTATGGAACCCTACGCTTATATCAAGATTCAACTGCGGACTATATATTACAGCCACCAAAAATGCTGAGAAAGTTCGACCCGCGCTCTGATCTAGTTGATTTCACAAAGTATCTTGAAGAAACGATAGCAGACACATATTTACAAAACAGATCGCCCGAAATTGGAGAGGCTACTGTCATTTGCGGTATTCGTATCTCACGTGACGAAGCCATTATAAAAAGAGAAGATTTACGGAAGCGCTTACATGTAATGAGCCCATTTTTCCAGGAAATTACTCCTCTTCCTGGTGATCAGCCTCTACTTATGATTCGTTACAAGGCAGTTAGCAATTTCGCAACAGAAGATCGCATCAATGTGTTTTTGACGCAACTTGCTCGCAGAAGACTCCAAGAAGGAATTATTGATCCCAAGGCGTATGTAGACGATATTATCCAACAGTTTCAATTGAATAGACAAGACGCAGAAAGAAGAGTGGACGCTTGGTTCAAGAGATCTGCTGAAATGACAGCGACATCTGCCACCGATTCAAAGGATTACACAAGTATGTATAATAAGGGTATTGATATTGCGATCTTTGCGCAACATCCCTTTTATTCATTCCATATCTATGGTATTGATTCTATTCTTGTCTTCAGACGAGTTCTTACATTACTCTCTCTTCTACTAAGTTCTAAGAATGATGAACTTTATGCGCCAGAAACGTTGCTACAGTCAGTTGGGGCTGCTGATAATGTGATACAAGGACAGGCTGCAAAAGTCGAAGAAGAAAGTGAATCGCAGGATGCAGAAGCTGTTCCAGATTGGGCTGCTGATCTGATGTTTGATCCCTTTTCTGGAGATGTTCAGGGTACTGAAGATAACAGTCCTACTCTCAAAGAAAGAGTCCAAGAAG